AGGAGATAGGCCATGGGTGGATTGTTCGGCTCCAAGAAAGAGCAAAAGGTCACGCCGCCGCCGCGCATGCCCGACGAGGAAGATCCGGCTATCGCGGATGCCCGCCGTAGGGCCGCAGCAGCCACGCAGGCGCGATCCGGCCGCACGTCTACGGTTCTCACCAACCGGGCACAGCGCGCTGCTGCTGGCGCCGCAAGTGGCGTGGGCGGGGCATATAAAAACAGCTTTCTCGGTCAGGCTGGCTGACGATGGAAGATAGTCGCGCGAAGGAACTGGTGAACATCGGCACGGGCCTGTTCAGCAAGAAGCAGCCATGGAATAGCTTGTGCCAGGAGATCGCCGACCACTTCTATCCGCTCCGGACCGACTTCACGACATCGCTCGCCCTCGGTGACGACTTCTCCACCGACCTGATGGACAGCTATCCGGTCCAGGCGCGCGAGACGCTGGCGAATTCCATTAATGCCGTGCTGCGTCAAGGCGATTGGTTCGGCGTCAAGACGGGCATCGAGGAGATCGACGAAGACCCGGCCACGGCACAGTGGCTCGAGAAGGCGACGAAGGATTACCGCCGGCTGGTCTATGATCGCCGTGCCAACTTTACAGCCTCGGTCATTGAGGCTGACCACGATTGGGTGTCGTTCGGCAACCCGGTGCTCTCCGTCGGCGAAAGCTCGGGCCGTGATCACCTGTTGTTCAATGCCTGGCACCCGCGTGATTGCGCATGGATGCTTGATGAGACGGGCAGGGCGGACACGCTGCATCGCCAGTTGGAGATGTCCGCACGCAATCTGAAGCGGAAGTTCAAGGACAACATCCACGCCGACATCAAGAAGGCTTGCGAGCAAGACCCGTCCAAGCCCTTCAAGGTCCGTCACATCGTCATGCCGACCGATGATCTCTACGGCGACGACAAGAAGATGCGGAAGAAATACGCCGGTCGGCCGTTCCTCTCGCTCTATGTCGACGTTGAGCATGAGACCATTCTGGGCGAGGGCGGCCTTCCGACCTTCACCTACGTCGTTCCGCGCTACCGGACACTGAGCAAATATCCGCAGGCATTCTCCCCGCACGCGATCAACGCGCTACCCGACGGCCGCATGATCCAGTCGATGGCCCGTATCATCCTTGAGCAAGGCGAGAAGGCCGTCGATCCGGAGATGTTCGCCAAGGGCGAGATCTTCCGCGACGCTGTGAACCGCTATGCCGGCGGCATGACTTATGTCGACCTCGAGGCAGACGAGCGCCTCCAAGACGTCATCCAGACGATCCCTCCGGGCAACGTCGCCCTCGGCATGGACATGAAGGCTGACGTGCGCGAGCTGATCGCTGAGGCGTTCCTGCTCAACAAGCTGTTCTTGCCCGACACACGGGAGATGACGGCCTTCGAGACCAATGCCCGCCTGGCTGAATACCGCCGTGCTGCGTTGCCGTTCTACGGCCCGATCGAGAGCGAATACAACCTTCCGCTCCTCGATGTCGGCTTCACGCTCGCCATCAACAACCGGGCATTCAACTTCGGCGAGGCACCGGACACGCTGAAGGACTATCTGAACCCGATGGAGAACGGCGGCGAGTTGACCTTCAACTTCGAAAGCCCGCTCAACACGGCAGAGGGCAGGGCGCAGGTCGCCTCCTTCCAAGAGAGCGTGCAGATCATCGCGGCCAGCAGCCAGTACGACAACACCATCCCGGCCGGCTACGACTTCAAGAAGATGACCGAAGACGCGGTTCGAGGCACAGGTGCTCCGGCTGATTGGAGGCTGGACGAGGAAGTCGCGGCTGAGGCTGAGGACGCACAGGCGCAGGTCGACGGGCTCCTCCGCACCGCATCGACACTACGCGAAGGTGCAGGCGTCGCTCAGGACGTAGCGGGCGCCAGTGTGGCGCTTAAAGAGGCGGGTCTGGTCTGATGATCGCTCACAAGCCAGCCGACTACGACACCTCCGTCGTCTACGCCATCCGCGCTTGCATCGAGGGCAAGGCCAACGACGGCCAGCAGAGGTTGGCGATGGACTGGATCATCACCCGGGCAAGTGGGCTTTACGATCTCAGCTATCGCCCTGGCGGCAATGAGGGGGACCGCGCCACCAGCTTTCACGAGGGCCGTCGCTTCGTCGGCAGCCAGATCGTGAAGATGACACGGCCAGAGACACTGAAGGCCGCACAGGCAGCAGAGAAGGCGAAACGGGCTCCGAAGGCCAAGGCCGAACAGCCCAAGGAATGAGGCGAGCATGACAGAGGCAAATCCGATCATCGATGACCCGAACACGGCGACTCCACCGGCTGGTGACCCACCCGCAGTTGACCCGAATGCAGCAGCTAACCCGCCTGCGGCAGACCCGCCCGCTGGCGATCCCCCAGCAGGAGACCCTCCAGCCGACCCTCCAAATGCCGACCCTCCTGCTGCTCTTCCTGACAATTGGCGTGAGCTAGGCCTCGAAGGCGCCGGCTTCTCCAAGGAGCAGCGCGACCGGGCTGAGAAGCTTGTCTCCCGCTACGGCTCTCTCGGCGGCGTCATGAAGGCGCTGCTCGAGAAGGACGACATGATCCGATCAGGCAAGATAAAGCGCGACATGCCCGATCCCAAAGACGAGAAGGCCATGGCGGAATGGCGCAAGGAGCAGGGCATTCCGGATAAGCCGGAAGGCTACGCCCTCTCCGACGCGATCACGAAGCGCCTGGTCGACGAAGACAAGCCGGTGCTGGCGAGCTTTACCGAGTTCGCCCACGGCAAGAATGCCCCGCCTGCTTTCGTCGAGATGGCGACCGAATGGTACGTCGACATGAATGAGAAGGCCGCAGAGGCGCAGCGCGCAGCCGATGATC